CCGAAGTGTTACGAGTATTTAAATAACACACACATAAATAAACCACATATGTCAAATGGTAGATAAATTAATATTTTGATTTAGGGGAGGGTTGGGGTGGGCTAGCTGATATTATAGGAGGAAACATAAAGAAACCCATGTCAAAGTCATCACCAACGGCACGATAAACACGCCCAACTTTACCGAGAATACTCACTTGCTGAGTAGACTCGAAGCGGGAAGCCGTCTGGCCCGTAAAATTGGCGGGAACGTAGCTCATAAACATGCTATATTGAGGCAGTTCAACCTCAACAACGCCAGTAAGTGGAGCATAGACAATCGCCTCAGCTTGGGGTGTGACATGGTCAGCCACAAAACCGTATGCGACCGGGGGAAGATTGGTGTAATGCCAAGCACTTGTGTTGAAGGCATACACATGACTATTGCCTACAGCTATCGCTTTGACGCGGAATGAACCACGCGCAAAAGCAAACAGTGGGGCAATAGCAGTGTACCAATCATAATGGTCAGAGGCTATGTCATAATTGCCAGGGGTAACGACTACTCCTTCACCATCGCGATAAGCAGTGACACAAAATCGCTTCAGAAGCGATCGCAGAGACAAAATCCGCTCTCCGATCGTATACTTGCAGTGCTCAAGGGTGTGATCAGGCGCTGCATTGTCCATCTGATGCTCTAAGGTGTCATACTCAATAGCACGTGGAAAATCGGGGACAGCAAAACACATGTCTGGTCCTCCAGATGTCTCAACTATGACTTGGATACTTTGCGAAACGTTGTCGGGAGCGACTAACTTGTTGAGAACAAAGATAGCCACAGTACCCGTCGTCGACTTCGTAGGTAACCAAGATGAGTTGGCTGCGAAAGGCACTTCAAAATCTACTGTGTCGGTGAGCTTGATATCGACAACAGTTTTGTAACAATAATCAGCGCCAGCCGCAGAGACATTAGAAACACCAGGGGCAAAACAAATAAGAAGACGACCGGAATGAAATTCAGTTTTAACGAACTTAAACCGGTAACGAACAGTACCACGCCAATAGGTGAAACAATTAGCAATGTAACCCATAGGACCATATTCCCTATCTGTGTCAGTGAGTGAGGATATAGCGGCTCCATTGGCGAACCGCTTAAGCTGGGTGTCGGTGGCATTGGCGCTCGACCACGTGAACGTGCGGAAGAAAGCATAACGGCTAACAATAGCCGAAATAGCTAAATCATCACGATCAGTGCCAGAGAAACCAGGTAGGGTCTCAACTTGGTTATCAGAGAACATGGACAACTTTGCTGAACGGTCCACCCCATCACTATGACAGAGGCCTTGATAGGGCAGATTGACAAAACCAGTTGGAGGTGAGCAGTCGGTGGGCTTAGACCAGCCAAAGAACTTGGCGATCTTAGACACCGTTGCTGCTGCCCAGGAGACTGGTTTGGCAATGCTAGAGAGGAGCGGAACGTTGCTTAAGGCGTCAGAGACGTCAAAAACAACGTTGGCAACACTCTCAACAGGCCCACGCTTCTTGCTAGCCAGCTCCGTCTCAGAAGGATTGGCCATCTGGTGCTCCAGATCTGCCTCATTGGTAAATGAGTTAGGATCTGTAGGCCAGAATAGCTCAATGTCTTCAAAGTGAGCCCACACGCTATATTCAGCTATGGTAGAACCAAGAGAAACAAGCGGCGAGTACACAGTGAGTCGGAACTCAGCAAAAGAAGGCGTATGAGACATCAAAGAATGAAACATGGCAGGAGAAACGTAAGGTGCAGTCAACATAACATCAGAGGTGTTGCTAGTGTCTAAATCAACATGGGGTACACAGGTCTTAGGCAGCAACCGGTTCGCATAGTGAGCCATGCGTTCAGGTGTTGCTATGGCTAGTTGCACAGGCATAGGCACATAAGACAACAACAAACGACCTTGCTGCATGCGTTGCGCGTTAACTTGTACACGCACAACAGTGGTAGCACGAAATCCCAAGAACCCTCGTAGCTTGTCTGATATGAGGGGATGGGAAATGAGAACATCAGGGAAGATGGCCTTCCATAACGTAGTATTAGTGGTATGGGAAATATCCCAATCACCACTAGCGATGCGATAAGGGCGGGAGAGGAACGACTTAATCGTATGCTCAAGCGCATCGTTGTTACTACGGTAAAGGCTAGCACTGACGCTCTTCAGTGAGGGCAAGGTGCTTTCTACCACAGCTGCATCAGCTTCAAAGGTAACTACATCACTCACTTCAGCAACATATTCACCCTCTATAGGGGCAGGGCCTGTGGCCGTCTGGATGGCGGCTTCAGGCTTGATGGCAGACATAATGATACACAAAAGACACTTGCCGAGACTCCCTACTCGGCGGTTTTTCCGGAAGTTTTACAGCGGCCTCAATAGAGAGCAGCTACGCTAGAACGACGCGAGAGCAAGGAGCGAGGAACACCTGGCAGGCTTTAACCAGGCGACAGTCAGTTTAACGTCGTGACCAGGACAGGGAACATGCAAAATCAAAAGTACATGACTTTGCTTGGGAGCCACCATGCTCCTCCACTACCACATGCCGCTTCTTGGCACTCTGCGTAGGTGGTGTAGCGTGGTAAATGACCTTCATCCATAGCGTATGAGATGAGTCGGCCAGCGAACTCATTAAACTTCTCCTCAGGATGGAGTGAGAGTTCAATGAGCACGCGCTCTATATTTTCGTATGGGATCACGCGGCTACGGGGTCCACGCACAACGAAATACAGAGGCTTTTGGATAGCGGATGTGAGTTCCAACGGCGCTACCCAGACACCAAGCCCTTCATCAAAGCGGAAATACCGCTGAAGGAATTTGACCTCGGTCAGCTTCTTGAAGCCAATCGAGTCGCTTGACTTGGTATCATCGGTGTACGAGTAGCCAATTTTGGCGAGCCACGCTGATTTCTCTTGGATATTGTAGTAAGAATGGGAATCAGGAATGGCACATATGTCATCGTCACCGTATTGAACATGAGCGACCTCGAGGTAGAACGCCTCAAGGCCTTCCTCATAGGTGCCGCGGCCATGAGCTTCAAAAGAAGAAGCGAAGGCCCAAGAGGAGCTAACGACACCAGCGAGGGTGTTGAGGACTGTCGTGAGCGGGTGGCCAGAAGGAAGGCAGCCATACCACTCAACAACTTTGTCACCCCACACGTGGTGGCTATGGGCAAGATCGTAAGCCATAGCATGGCGAACAGCTTGCTCTTCTTCACTCGCGCCGGCATACCACTTGTCCATAATTCGGAAGACAAGTGAAATGACGAACGGCGAGTGGGAAGCGTCGAAGGCGGAGTAGTCACCGGCGATGATGTTCTCACCGTTAGCGACACGATGTAGCTTCTTTGCAAGCATGTCCCACTCTTGATAGGGGTTGGTGCCGATCGCACTACAGTTCAGCAGCTTGCTACCGAAAAGACTGTCTATGAACTGACCGTAATACATGCGGCCTAACACAGAGCAGTCGACGGGGGCGACGGACACGAGCCTAGTGCTACCACTGAGGACTTTGGCAAGGGGTCTTGGTTCATCCTTCATACTGTCTTGGTAAATATAAGGCTTGAACCTGCCAGTTGTGATAGCATTGGCTATTTGGGCATCAACAGCAGCCTTCAGCTCGGCGCAAGCTTTGGTGTCAAAAGAATAATTCTGGCCTTCGCCGAAGAAATCCTTCTTGCCATTTGGATACTTCTTGCACCAAGGATAGCCGGAGGCTGTGTTGCGGGGGAGAGCAGCGAGGTGTGGGAAATCCTCGCCGGTGACAGCCTGCTCAAATGGCGTCACTTCAGCACGCCGCAGCTTGTCCTTGCACACTTTGAGGTGGTGTGCCAGGAACATGTCAGCGGCGGTTTGGAGGCGCCTCGCGGTGGCGGGATCAGGCGTCACTTTGGGCCTGTCGTACTTGGCTTGGGCGATGTCATGGACATGGAGGCTTTGATCGCCAACTGTAACCATGCCTAACGCAGGCTTGGCATAGACAGACTCTCCGAGCTGGCCATACATGGGCGTCTTGACCAGGCGTGACACGGGCGAAGACGACACAGGGCCGGCGGGGGCAGTGCCCACTTCGAGCATTTGCTGCGCGAGATCGTCGGCATCGTCAATCAGCTGGGAGACAGAGTCAAGGCAGGGAGGCTTATCAGGAAGCAGCGAAGCATAGCCTCGCCCTGTGGAAGTCCTGCCCATGACATGCATGCCAGCTATTTTGCCGGTCAGCGGGCCCGTGGCGAACATGACGAACGCACCACAGTCACCCTTACGCGTTGGTATGGCATACTCGAGCACGTCACACTTCCCGTACACACCATCGAAAGCGGCGAGTTTCTTAGCGCGCGCAGAAACGACGGGTGTAATCGGGTCGTTGGGGTTGCAAAAGAAGATGTCAGGGAAATTGCCATGGAAGCCACCCCAGTGGATGTGCCGAGTTATATCAGCATACTGGACCTTGTGCTGGACGCGGTAGACAGCCAACTCGACGGTCAACTTATGCACAAGCTCAACACCATAGTACTTGCTGTTGACTTTGATGCGAGCATCGTGCTCAGTATAGTGAGTGGGCATGAGGATGTAGTTGCCTTTTAGCGCGAGGCAAGTGGCTCGTGGGACACCGTCGACATATACGCGCAGCACATTCTTGCTCACAGCTTTATAGATATTCGCGCTGTGATCACCCATATGATGGTGCAGATCAGGCTTGCCTGAACTGTCACTGGGTGACAAAAACGAGTAGATCAATTTTGCTGTGACTGCGAGAGCCAGCAATGCGGCAGCAAAGCAAAGTAAGTTGCGGCGCTTGTACATATACAAAGAGCAGTCGAAATAGCCGGTGTATTGAGGGCCAAGAGCGAACTCAAGTGCCCGCCGCGGCGCACTCAACACTTCGTCGAGAAATTGGTGCTCAATGTCGAAGATTACGGCAATGGCACGCCTGGCAGCAAGACGAAGATTTCGCACGTGCTGGAGATTCTCTTCTCGGAGATATTTCTCGACGAGATTAGGGGGCACGGCTTTGTTGTAATAGTAGTCAACTATACGCTGCGGGGTTGCATTGGGCCCAGGCGGAGTGGGGGAGCGCATTTGAAAGTCCTTGGTCGCGTAGATGTAGCAGAAACGCTCAGGCAACTCAGGGAGCTCAAGTTTGCGGAGATAAGATGTGGGTGGACCTCTGCCTTGGAGCCGCGTGGGTTCGACGTATTCGTAGTTAGGCACATAATCCGGGGGCAATTCGCTGGGCGGTGGCATGGCAAAATCGACGTTCTCGGCTTTAGCACGCGCGTATTCGAGTGATGACTCGATCACACGGGTGTTGTAGTCGGTCCTGCCGGTGGCACGCTTCTTGAGTAGTCGGAGAACTTCATCAGCAAGCGATTGGAAATCATACATGGTCGTCGTTGGGACGAAAACCTGCTGACTCTTCGAATCGTACTTGCATAAACGAAAGTTCCACACATTCAAATCAAGAGAGCTAGATACCTTGGAGCCATCAATTCCGCCGTTGTCATTGGCGTATTCAGGCTTAACAGACATGTGGATATGGATATCATGCCTGCGGTAAATAGCACCCTTATCTGATATAGACTCGATGCCGCTATGACACACATTAGTGGTAAGCATCATCAGCCGCGAAACAAAAAAAGCTTTTCCCTTCTTCTCGAGAACTGCCATGTTAAGTGAGTAAGGCATGTCATTTTTACCTTTAATCAAAAACATGTAGTCAGGGTTGGGATTGCCAATTGAGTCGCGTTGCTGGAAAGCATCGTCAACCACAGTAGCGAACTGGCCGTGATAGGCATCATGAAATTCATCAGCGCCATTGGTGACGTACACCTGGCTGTTGATGTTTTCGAGGGCAGCCTTCAAAGCCTCGGGGGATTGGTCAGGGCGGGTGGCAGCGTAGAGGTGGCTAATAAACGGCCAAATCATTTTAGACTTGCCGACACCAGGGGGCCCGCACAGCGTTATACACACGGGTTCAGGGCGCAGGCCGGCGTTGACGGCATTTGACTGCTCGGCGGCACGGCGCAGCCCGGAACACATTAGTTGTAGACAGTCAATGTGCTTGCGGGCGGGAGCATGCTCGGGGCGCGCATACTTGCGGGTCATCCGCTCCAGTGTATCTACAATAGCCAGGACCTCTTCATAAGAGTCTTGAGTCCAAGGCTTTTGCAGATAGTTGTGCTCATTCCGCAGCCAGTTGATACGCTGGCCGATAGGATCTATGTCGTCATAGGCGCGCTTGGCATAGTACTTAGGTTCATGGCCAAATTGGACCAAGAGCCAGTTCACTAGAGCCTCGAACGCGTTGATGACAGAGGGCATGAGCATCTCAAGGGAGGCGGACGTTCGAGGTAGCTCATTGAAGAGCCGAAGAACCTTGTCAGGGGCGCGGTTCTTAGGATCGCAGCCAAGTATGGCGGCGGTAACCACGCTAGCCAATCCAACAGTAGTGTCAGACTGGTGGTGAAGGTCGCCTTGCTGAGTTTGGGAGAGGTGTAAACCATAGCCCACAGCAACAAGACAAAGCGCCTCAAGTAACTCCTTCGAGTTGAGGCGGTGGCACATGTAAACGAACAAAGCAACAATAACCATATACACAAAATATTTGCGCACACCTTTTGTCAGCTTAGTCTTCACGTTGCGCATCAAGAAATCAGCCTGGGCGTTGATCCAGTTATGGACCATCGACTTGGCTGTCTCTTTCTTATCAGCAGCGTATCCGAGGAAGCGTTCAAAAAGGGCGTCACGTTGCGCCTTGATCGAAGCACGAAGGATTGGAAAAGTATTCATGCCGTGACGGCACAAAAGCCAGATCCAGCCGACGGCTCCACCAATAACAGCTACGTAGAACATATTGAAAAACACAGAGGGTATCACAAACAAAAAGGGTGACAACAACAGGAGACACATAGAAATACTTAGCACGTCATCATCAAACTGATGCTGAAGCAAGTGGGCCTCGAACTGGGCAAAGTGGCGAGCCAGCTCGGTGCTTGCTTGAGAATCATAAACGCTATGCTCGCCCAGAAGGCGGGCAACGAGTGGCTGGGGGTATCGGTAATAGCCAATTTGAAGCTTGGCACGAAAGCCAATATCTTCGATGGCATCACTTAAGGCCAACCGATGATCGACAGTGCGGAGACAACGTATAACAAACAGTAGATCAAGCAAAGTGGCAGCTTTGCACCTCGGGAGATGCAGTAGCTGCGGCAGATGCTGACCATATATGGACCGGGCGGCTTGCCTGGCACTAGACCGCG